ACCATCAACAACTCTACCGAGAGAAGTGGGAGTACTATGGTGGTAAGGCGGATGCAAAGGTCTATGCTGCAAAACCCTTTGATATAAAAGTAATGAAGACAGATTTGCAGATGTATGTGCAGTCCGATGAGGATATTCTACGTTTGCAAAATAAGATTGGTTATTACGAAACTTGCGTGGACTATTGCAAAGGTGTTATCAAGTCTATCGATAATCGTGGGTGGGATATTCGTAATGCAACAGATTGGAAAAAGTTTGAAGCAGGGATGATATGATGATTTGGGGTTATCATACATTATTTGATTGTAAATCCGGCGACATATACAAGATTTCTAGTGAAGGAAATATTAGTCTTTTCGTGTGTGACCTTATTTTTGAAATTGACATGAAAGCTTACGGACCTCTACAGATAGCACAATTTGCTGAACACGACCCAAGGGTTGGTGGTTTTAGTTTTTGTCAGATGATTGAGACAAGTAATATTACAGGACACTTTGTGGATGCAACAGGTGATTTTTACATCGATATCTTTAGTTGTAAAAAGTATGATGTTGATGTCGCACAGAGATTGATACAAGAATTCTTTGATCCTAAAGAGATCAAAAAGACATTTATAGAGAGAGGTGTTTAATGCCATCAAAAGATGACATCATGCAAGCACTTGAGGTAGTGCATGACCCGCATGTGCCTGTAAGCTTACGTCGAATGGGTATGCTTCGTGAAATCAATATTACCCAAGATGGTATCGTAAATGTTCAAATTTGCATTCCGTGCATGGGATGCCCCGGCGTAGGTATGTTACGTGAAAACATCCGTGATGCAGTGATTACTTTGCCTGGCGTAACAGATGTAATTGTTGAAGAAGGATGGCATTTGCAGTGGTCACGGGATATGATCGAACCAGAAGTTCAAGACATGATGCGAGTTAACGGCATACAGGTTTGACGAAGGAGGGACGTAGAATGGATATTGAGAAGTATGTCATGGAATATTCTAATATAGTTCCCAAGAATTTATCTGATGAAGTTATGGAATCAAACCTAGACTTTAAGATATCTACATACGCAAACAAGACAGGTAAAGTAGACAATTCAGATGAGCGAGTTAACATGGATGAGTTCTGGATTCGTAATACACACGAGCTCTATGAACCTCTCAAGAAATGTTTTGTAGATGCAATCAACATGTATATTACAGACCATCCATATTTCTCTGTGCAGCATCTTACAGACTTTCGCGTCAATAAATATTCTGAGGGTGGATTTATGTCCAAGCACTATGATAGTATTCATCATAGTCATGGACAACACTATGGATATCCACATGCAACAGTTTTGTTATACCTCAATGAAGATTATGAAGGTGGTGAGTTTACAGTTGCAACGAAACGCATGAAACCAAAGGCAAGGTCTGCTGTGGTGTTTCCATCGAACTTCATGTATCCACACCAAGCTGATGTTGTCACCAAAGGAACACGTTGGAGTATAGTATCATGGTTGATGTAAAAACACACATGTGTTTTCCCACAAATATTCATGAAATAAAAATGAATATGAATAAAAATGATAGAAAAAATATGACATCTTATATGTCAATGAAATCCATTGCTGGAAAATTTTCTAATGGTGCTGAGGATGATCTTCATACGACATCAATCTTTAAACCTCTTGCAGATGAGATAGTAAACTGTTCAAAGATAATTCTTGAGAAGTTTGAATATCAGTTTGAAGACGTAGAAATCACAAGCATGTGGGGGAATGTGTTGAACAGAGGAAACGCTCATCCACCACATACACACTCAAATAATATTTTATCTGGTGTGTATTATTTACAAAGTGGTTCACCCATTCAATTTTTTGACCCAAGACCAGCGGCACATATTTTTAAACCTAGAAACTCTCCTAATTGGGATAACTCTGCGATGGTGCAGTTTAACTCTGTTGTTGACACTGCATTTTTCTTTCCATCTTGGCTTATGCACTGGGTTCCACCCACTCCGAATGAACGCATAAGTATAGCATGGAACATATTGGTACGGGGTCACTATGGTGAACCTAACACATTACAAAATGCGTATATCTAAAAAGAATGAAGTTTATTTGATACTTGATGACATGTCTGAGTCAACTCGGCGTGAACTTACCGAGTTCTTTACGTTTGAAGTGCCGGGCGCAAGGTTTATGCCTATGTATCGTAAACGCATCTGGGATGGTAAGATAAGATTGTTCTCACCAGCAAACGGTGAAATATATGTTGGTCTTCTTGATTATGTCACCAAGTATTGTGATGATAATAATGTTTCATATGAGTTAGAGGAAGGAGTAAGAGATGAACGGAATATTGTACGTGAGGTTGCAAGAGGCTTTGTCAAAAGTCTCAAACCTAAGTCGCAAGGAAAATCTATCAAAGTACGAGACTACCAAATTGATGCTGTACGCTTGGCTATTTCCAGAAATCGTTCTCTTATTGTTAGTCCTACTGCTTCTGGTAAGTCTTTAATAATATATGCACTGACTCGTTACTATCAGATGGCAGGACTCAAGACACTTATTCTTGTTCCTACAACCTCACTGGTAGAACAGATGTATAGTGACTTTGAAGATTATGGGTGGTCATCAGGCACATATTGTCAGAGGATTTATCAGGGTCATGATACGAAGGTTACAAAAGACGTAGTGATATCGACTTGGCAATCTCTATACAAGATGCCAAAAAAGTACTTTCAAGACTTTGGTTGCGTGATTGGTGACGAGGCACATTTATTCAAGGCAAAATCTCTTACAGGGATTATGACAAAACTACATAGTTGTAAACATCGTTTTGGTTTTACAGGAACACTTGATGGGACAGAGACACACAGACTTGTGTTAGAGGGATTATTTGGTCCTGTAGAGAAAGTAACAACAACAAAGGAGTTGATGGATAAAAAATCACTAGCAGACCTAAAAATAAAATGTCTTGTTCTCAAACACTCTAATGTTCGTGAGAGAATGACATATGCAGAGGAGTTGAAACATCTGGGAACTTTAGATGCCCGTAATGAGTTCATCAGTAGTCTTCTATTTCATATTCCGGGCAACACACTTTGTCTGTTTCAATTAGTGGAAAACCAAGGACAGTTGTTATATGACAAAGTGATTGATACTAGAGACAATGGTTTCTTTGACGATAGAAGGAAAAAGGTATTCTTTATCTACGGCAATACAAGCACTGAAGAAAGAGAAAAGATTAGGGCAACCGTTGAAAATGCAAAAAATTCTATTACAATTGCGAGCTACGGGACTTTTAGCACTGGTGTTAATATTCGCAACATTAACAACATCGTGCTCGCAAGTCCGAGTAAATCTAAAATACGAGTGTTACAATCAATCGGAAGAGGACTGCGTAAGAGTGAAACTAAGCATTCCGTTTTGATATTTGATATTGCTGACGACATGACATTTCGTAATCAACCCAACTTTACACTTAATCACTTTACAGAAAGACTAAATATTTACAACAGTGAACAGTTTGATTATGAAATTAGCAAGGTAAAACTATAATGAACGAACAAGGACTACAAGAAAAACTCGCGACAGGATATCAGATAGAAGACCCAGATGAGATGACTCCGCGTTATCGTGACGTTCTGGTAAATACAATTCACATTGCTGCTGATCTAGAGGTGGTGACACTACCAACCTATTCACCAGCCATTAAGACCTCACCGACACTTGAGGATAAAATTGCAGTGGCATCTGCGTGTCAGGATGAACTAGGTCACGCGCAAGTTATGTATAGATTGTTAGAAGACTTTGGTTATGATACTCATGAGTTCTTGTTTGAACGTGATCCAGAGGAATGGAGAACGTTTCAGATGTTAGAGTTTCCTCATGAGGATTACATTGAAACTGTTGTGAGTATGTGTTACGGAGACAGGGCTGGATATATTACAACAGTTGACCTTGAAGAGAATTGTAGTTATGCACCACTTGCCCGTGGATTAAGAAAAGTTAACTTCGAAGAAACTTTCCATGTTGGTCATGGTGAAAAGTGGACTAAGTTCTTTTGGAACAAGGACGATGAAAGCAGAGCTAGAGTGCAAGAGTGTGTAGACTTTTATTTTCCTCTGTGTGCTTCATGGTTTGGTCTACCTGACGATTTGAAAACAAGACCTGACCAACAAAAATATAGAATCCGTGGTGGCACGAATGATGAGATGCGTCAGATTTGGTTAAGTAGAGTTGTTCCCTACAGTGAGAGTGTCGGCATAAAGATTCCAGCACACTACGACGCTGAGCTTGGTAAGTTTGTTCTTGATTACGAAGCACCTATTCGATTGAATGAAGAAACTAGAACTTGGGATTATAACGATACAATGAGTTGGGAGGAACAACTAAAAATATGGAAGAGGGGCAGTAAACACAAAGTGCCTAGTATAACAGATGTACAAACTGAAAGTTGGGGCACAGAACTTTGGTAGGATTTAGTCAAATGTTAGATACAGAATATAAAGTCGTAAAGTTAGTCAGTGGCGAAAACATTATCTGTGAAGTAACAGATTATGGCGAACATTATGAAATCTGTAATCCACTACTCATGAGTGTCATCCCTCGCATGAGAAGGGGCGCTGTGACTGAATCACTTGCGTTGTCAAGATGGGTTCAACCTTTCACTGAGCAAAAATATTTTGAGATTGAAAAATCTAAAATAATCCTTACCGCAAATGCATCTGCCGGATTAGCAATCTATTATGAAAAATGTTTGGAGTCTCACGATGAATATATACATGAAGGCCCCACCCATGAAGAACTAGAAGAAATTGACGAAGAAGAATACAATGAACTTCTAGAAGAACTAGATAATAACGAAGATAAGATTTATCACTGAAGACTCAACATAGTTGATTATACGCACTTTTTACGTGATGTCAAGTCACCTTTGGTACTTGACAAATAATGTGTCATATGTTATTGTGATGAAAGTTTTAGTTAAGGAGTAATTATGGCTAAACGCAAAAAAGGTGAACATTACGTAGACAATAAAGTTTTTCTACAGGCGATGATTGAGTGGAGAGAGAAATGTGCTCTTGCTGAGGAATCAGGCAAACAACCGCCACCTGTTACAAATTATATCGGTGAGTGCTTTTTAAAGATTGCAACACACCTTTCTTATCGACCTAATTTTATTAATTATACATACAAGGATGAAATGATTTCAGATGGTATCGAAAACTGCTTACAGTATGCTTCAAACTTCAATCCAGAGAAGTCAAAGAACCCTTTCGCATACTTCACACAAATTATATACTACGCCTTTTTGCGTCGAATACAAAAAGAGAAAAAGCAGACGCACGTTAAAAACAAAGTTATTGAAAAGACAGACCACCAATCATGGACAACTATGACTTACGACGACAGGTCATATCACATTCCTTACACTTTTGCTATGGATAATCTTCCCGATGAAGACGTATACAAACCAAAGAATAAAAAGACAGAAGAAAAAAAGAAAGCTGGTTTAGAACATTTTATGGATGAGGGTGAAACAGACGCAGTTAGAGGATACGATTAATTGAAGATCGCACTTGTAACAGATACACATTTTGGTGCTCGTAATGATAATCAGAATGTGAATGATTACTTCTATAAATTTTACGACGATATCTTTTTTCCAGAGTTGAAGAAAAGAGGTATAACTACGTGTGTTCATCTTGGGGATGTAGTAGACCGTCGCAAGTTTATTAGTTTCAAGATTGCTAATGACTTCCGTCAACGGTTCATCAATCGTTTTGCAGAGTTGGGTATCGACTTACATATCATCATCGGCAACCATGATACCTATTACAAGAAC